TAGTTACCTATACGGTATAAATCAATGATGTATTGTCGTCCTCTAGATTTCTAAACGACCTACACGGCAATGCTCCCCTCTAGGTACAACTTTACTAGTTAAATTTTTTTATTTTCTCTAAC